AAGATCAGGGGGTACTTCACGGCCCGCACCGCCCGCATCTCCCGCACCAAGGCACTGGTGGGGGCGAACCCGAGCTCGAGAGCGTAACCACTGGGGGCCTGGGTGATGTCGACCCGCCCGAGCAGCGTCATCGCCAGGCGCGTGTTCTGGGAGAGCATCTCCAGGAGGCGGGTCGCGTACTTCAGCTGCGCATCCAAGGACTTGCTGGTGTCGAGCTGGGAGAGGGACGACCCGGCGGGGGCGTTCCACTGCACACCCGGCCCGCCGTCCAGGCGCGGCGCGCCTGCGCCGATCACCACGGTCGGGGACGGCGCGGACAGCTCGGAGCTGATGGACAGGTCCGTGTCGGCGCCCATCAGGTCATCCAGGATCATCGCGACTCGCATCAGGGTGGAGCGCCCGAAGTGCCGCCCGCCCGGCTCGTCGTTGGGGACGTGCACGATGGGCATGAAGTCCACACCCAGGTCGGTGGGCTCCTGGACGACCGTGACCGCGGCAGCATCAGCGGGCAGGTTGTAGATCGTCCAACCCTGCTGGAGGCGGTCTGTGCGGATCTGGATGACGTCCATCACGCACGTCCAAGCCCTGGTCCCACCCCACGGGGCCTTCACTGGGACGGGCAGCTTGGCCATCCGCCAGGTGGTGCGCCGCAGGGTCGTGGCCCCGTCGGCCGCGGCGGTCTCCCACGCCAGGTGCACCACGGGCGGGAAGTCGTCGTCGTCCCAGTCCGCGTACTGCGGGGTGTCGGCGGCCAGGAGGTCGGGGAAGTAGAACCCCGGGTCGTATACCCGCAGCTTGGGCCGGCCCGCGCGGGGGGACCAGCCGAGCACGTACACGCCGTCGCCGTCGGTGATCGTGTCGGCCTCACCGGTGAGCAGCTTGCCGGTGAGCTTCTCCCGGACAGCCCAGTCGGTCAGCCAGTCCCGCACCGCGGCGGTCGCCGCCGACTCGACGTCGGCGCCATCGGTGCCAGTGACCGGGTTGGGGTCGGTAACGACGATGGTCTGGTCCTCACCCAACACCAGGGCCCGGGCCGCGTCCACGACCAGGCCGGCGTGCCCGTACTCGCGGATCTTGGACGCCTCACTGGGCTCCGAGCTGGACGGCAGCCGCCCGAACGAGTCGACCTCGAGGCCGGCGCCGGGGACCCACATCCGCTCGGGCAGGTAGTAGCGGCGCACGTTGTCGGCGTACGCGGACAGGATCCGGTACGCGGTCAGGCGGCGCGCGTCGGGGTCGTCGATCCAGGATGCGACCAGCAGGGGCCGGCCGTGCCCGGAGTCATGGCCGTCGGGCAGGGCGTCGATGTGGGAGAGGGCCGACCACTGGTCGTGCAGGAACGTACGCAACAGGGGCCTCCGTGGTCGTCTTGTGGCGTGTGGCACGCCACAAGGGTCACGGTAGCGGGCTACCCGGTAGCAAGGGGGGTTTCGGCACGCGCGTGAAGCCCTAGCGTCTCCGCCCGGCCCCGCGGCGCCGGGCGGCCTGGGACTGCGCGGCCGCACCCACCCCCGCATCAGCGTGCGCCGGAAGGAAGAGGGCGGTCAGGGCGTGCACCACGGCGTCGATGCGGTCAGGGGAGTCACCCACGCCGGTCCAGGACGTCATCTGGTCCTCCAACGCGGCCAGGCGGTCGGTGCCGTCGGCGGCGTGCCTGACCCGCCCCACCTCGTACAGGGCGGCCACACTCTCGGCACGGACCCGTTTGGACCTGGATGCGTGGACCCGGGTGACCGGTGGGGCGATCATCGGCGACCAGGAGGGGTGCAGCTTGAGGTACGCGGCGACTGCGGCGGGCCAGGAGGTCTGCAGCACGGTCAGGACCATCTCGCCACCCTGGTTGTCTTCGACGACCACCCCGGTCCCGGACCAGTCGAACACGGCGTGCCAGACCGCGATGCCCCACTGCAGCGGCGTCCCCCGCAGCGACCGGTCGTCGACCACCCAGCCGACACCCTCGGTGTCCATCGCGGTCACCACGATCCCGGTCTCGTCACTGGACGCCTTGGACGTCACCGCCGGGTCGACACCGACCAGGATCCGCGCCCACCGGTGCATGGCGTCCCCGGTGCGGCCCCGGTGGTTCGCGATCCACGACTCCTGCCAGACGACTCCCTCCGCCGGAGTCGGCCGCTGCTGATATAGGGCAGCCCACGTCCGGCCCGGCGCCCCAGCCTTGATCGCCAACCACTGCTCCTTGGACCGGCGCCGAGCAGAGGCCATGAACTCGCCCTGCTGGCGCCCGAGAGGGTCGTCTGCGGGGTCCAATGCTTCGGCCTGGGCGGGGATGCTGACCAACTTCCACCGGTGCCCGTCCTCCTGAGCGAGGAGCCACCCGGTCAGGTCCTCGGGGTGCCAGCGGGTGTTCACCAGCACCACGGGCGTCCCCGGCGCCAGGCGGGGACTGCCGGCGTCGGTCCACCAGTCGACGGCGTTGCCGCGGATCGTTGGGGAGTCCGCGTCGGCGCGGTCCTTCAGTGGGTCGTCGATGATCAGCGCCCCGTCCACGGGCCTCCCGGTGATCGCCCCGCCGACGCCGGCGGTGTACACCCCGCCCTCGCGCCCGGTCAGTCCCCATTCGTGCTGGGCGGACAGGTCGTCGCGGATCCGCAGGGACAGGGCCTTGCCGTGGACGGTAATCAGGTCGCGCACGGCCCGGCCCCAACGCCTGGCCACGGTGGACTCATATGACACGATCGCGATCCGGGCGTCGGGGTTGCGGTGCAGCAGCCATAGTGGGAACCACTTGGAGCACAACGTCGACTTGCCCTCCTGGGGACTCATGCAGATGATCAGCCGGGAGTCGGGAGTGGTGGCGGCTTCGACCAGTGCTGCGTTGATCAGGTCCAGGGCTGGAGTGCGCAAGGTGCGTGGATCCAGGTGTACGGCAAGGTCGAGCGGAGTTGGGTAGGTCGCCCGCCAGCTGGGGTCGAACATGCGGGCCGCAGCTTCAAGGAACCCCGTCGTCACGGACTACCCCACCTGGGGGAGCGTCTTTGCGGCTATCGCGAGCAACGCATGAAGGTTACCCAGCGCGATTTCCTCGTCGAAGCACCGCTGGTTGTCCGCCTGGTAGTAGTCGCTTGCGCTTTCCAGATGACGTTCGGCAAGGTCGTAATGTTCGAAGCTGTTCATCGTGTCCTCCTTGTGAGTCGTGGACCTGCCGTTGCGCCAGCGCGCCCCATCTGCCCTTCAGACAGGAAGCCCTCGACGCGCGCCCTGCGAATCCAGTCCCGGACCATGCTCGGGGCGACGTGGTGACCATCCATGCGGGTGAAACGCGTGGCCATCCGCTGCGTGATCCCCGTGCCCTTCGGCAGTTCCTTGAGGTACAGCATGGACACCTCCGCCAGTCGGCGATCCGAGGTGCGCGGCCTGCCCCTGAGTGATTTCGCGTCCTCGACCGGGCCCATGCGGTCCAACGTCTCCAGGAACTCAATGGCTAACGTGACATCGAGTTCTTCTGGGGCGACCTCAGCGGCTACGTCCAATGCCGACGCCGGCGAGAGTTCTCTCAGCAGGTTCGTGGTGATGCCACCCAGCGGCGTTGCATCGGTCTCAGGCTCCAAATGAACGCTGCGGACAACGTAGACACCGTTCTGCTTAGCTACTACCCACTCAACTCGCCAGCCGTCCACAGACTGCGTGACTGTCGCGACAGCGTCCGTGTGTACGTCACTAGAGCGGAGCACCACGGAGCCTGATCCGAAGAACCGGGACGATCTTGATCGGGTGGTCATGCTGCTCCTCCTGCGATGGCGCGCAAGTGACGGGGCACGATGCTGGCGACCTGGGAGAGCTGCTCAGGGGAGAGGTTCAGGTCGTCGAGGATCCGCCTGATCGCCTCGGCGACCAGGGCGCCCTGGGTTTCGGCGAGCTGCACCCTGCGCTCTTCGATCCCGGCCCGTAGCGCCTCAGAGCAGACCCGGACCAGGTGGGCGCGTTCGCGGGTGTACAGCTCGTACCAGATGGACGGTGCGGCTTTCTGTGTGGTGGTGGTGCCCCAGTCGTCGGGGGTCTTACGCACCCGGCCCGTGTCGTCGCCGGTGACCTCTTGGTCCCAGTTGTCGACCCTGTCGAGGCCCTCCTTGACCCGCCGCTCGGTGACGCCCCACGCCAGGTCGGTCGGGGACAGCTCACGGACCTGCCCCAGCAGCCATTTGACGTGCCCGGCGGTGGCGGCGACCTCACCCAGGAGGGCGTCGGTCGGGGAGATGTCGATCGGCAGCCCCAACGTCACTACGGCCTTGGCGGCCGCCTCTTCGGCGAGGCGCGCCGCGGCTTTGCGTTTCGTCGTCGGGCTGGCCCCGCCGTGCTTCTGGCACACGAACCCGCCCCGGATGTGCCACCGCCCGCACGGCAGACCCCGCAGGTTGTGGGCGACGCATTTGCGTGGGTCGTGGGTCAGGTCGCAGGTCGTGCACGTCCCGTCGGGTCTCAGTTTCGCGCGTGGGCGCCTAGCCCTGGCCATCAGGTGGGGTTCTTCCGCTCGCTTGTGAGGTGCCAGCGGTGGCAGAGCGGGCACCGGTACGCGCGGCGCTCACGGTGAGGCTCCGAGCGGTGGGGGTGGCCCCGGTTGTTCGAGATGATGATGCCGACCAGGGCTGTTTTCGCGGACTTCTCCGTGGGGTAGGTGACCTTCACACACACGCTCACGACGCGCACGCCGCGCAGATGTAGTCGCCGGCGTCGGTCCGCGCGATCGGGTCGCCCTCGTCCATCGCGTTCCCGCACCCGTCGCACTCGGAGTCGAACCGGGCTGGGAAGCGGGCCGTGATGACGTGGTCGCGCCACGCCAGCGAGTCGGGCTTGGGTGCGTGGATCCGGCAGGCGCACTGCTCCACTGGCAGGTCGGAGAGTTCACAGCGCTCGCTCATGATGCGGCCGCCTTGTGTCCTCGGCGGTCGCACGGGCATCGGGCAGGGGCGTCATGCTCGTTACACCACGCCTCCCCCGTGCAGTTCCGGCACTTTCCCTGCTCACAATCCGGGCACGCCCGGATGCCCATCAGGTGCTTCGCGGCCCGGACGATGACAGCCAGGGCGTCGACCTCTTCGGGGCCCATCTCAGCGCCGCCACGAACCCGGATGACCTCGCCGTCGACTACGACGGGCCGGCACTTGTCAGCGCTCACTGTGCGACCAGGGCACAGAGCAGCCCAGCCTTGTCC